ACTCAATGGACTCATCGTCTTCTTCTAAGGTAGACGCTAACGCTAACCTTTGACTAAACGTATTATCAGCATTGCTAGCATACCCACCCATATTATAACCCGAAGGATACTTTGTCATATACCTTGGATCTGCAGGTCCTTGTGAGTTAATTCCGTAAGAAGCTCCAGTGGCACGGCCACCCATCTTTTCATTTAATTTTCTTTTTTTCATGAGAGTCTCTCTATTGTAACAGGCAAATATATGTCCATTATATCGTCATATATTTCATAAGTATCATGTATTTTTTCAAAATAATCAGGATGTACATCAATAATAATCGCATCGTGAATTGTTGATACTAAATTAACACCTTCAGAAAACTGATTTAAAAAGTTATTAAAACCAATCATTGCGCAATCAACAGCTGTAGATTGAATATAATGATTAATCATTGAATTGTTGCTGTAAATATTCCTACCGTAAAAATTAGTAATTCTAGAATGATTTTCAAATTCAGAATTTAATTTTTGATATAATTCTTTAATTTTAAAATATTCTTTTATTTTTTCAACCTGACTCTTTTCTAATCCTGATAGCTTTTTTACAGTAGAGTTTTTTGCTCCATAAAGCGTAGATATAAGTCCTAGCTTAATTTTGCTTCTACTTTTATCTAACTTTAAAACATTTTGTGCAACATGTTCGTAGACGTCATCACAAATTTTATCTCTAGATAATTTTAATAAAACTCTAGGCTCTAAAGAAACAATGTCAATTTCATAAATTCTACCATGTTTAAACTTTGATGTCAGCTTGTGTCTATCTTCTTTTTTCATAATCAGAAAATTTAACCCACTAACTATTTTAGTCCTTCCTGTTACTGAGGATACATGGTCATAGACAGGTTTTTCATATTTATCATTATCATAATAACAATTATCAATATTACTGGTCATCATGATTCTTTTTGAAATAATCGATTCGTATTTAGAATTAAAATTATTATCTAACATTTCTATCTTATTTTTAATTGCACTTAAATTTTTCTTAATTGTATCTTGACCCAAAAAATACAACCAGTTTGCATTATCGATATTCAGCATGCTTAAAATATTTTTATATTGTTTCTCTATACTATCAATTATTTCTATTTTTTCTAATGTAAGTAATTTATTTAAATTAAACAAATCATCATCTAACTGCCAATTATTATTAAATTTATTTAATTTTATATCTTTATTTAAACCAGAATATTTCTTTTCAATAATAATCATTTTATACCCTCAATTAAGGCTATTATAAAAAGGTACTATTTACAACATTAATTTTAATTACTGATTTTCTTTTAATTTATGAACAAATTTCATATCATAACCAGCTTCAGCAGCAGCTTCAGCTAAATTTTCAATTTCTTTCTGAGCATTAGCAATAACTTCTGTTTCTATTTTTCTTGCTTTTTGTAAAGACTTGGTAACAGACATTATTTTAGATCTAATGTCTTTGATGCTATTTTGAGCAACAAATGTAAGACTAACGTCTGTTGAAAACTCACCCGATCTAATTGAATGAGTTACACTTTTTACAGCATACATATTATCTGCAGTTGTATTTGAATTCATATCAATATATAACTGATTCCCTCTCGTCAACAAAGGCATTCCCATACAAGTCATAGAAGCTTCCATAGGCATAACTTGCATATCATCAATATCACTAATACCACCATGTCCTGATTGTGGCGAATCTTTATTTTGTAACGCAGTTAAAAATAAAGCATTACCTATACTACCGCCAGATGTGGACATGCCATTTAGAGATAATTTTGTCACATTATTATACTCAGATCCGTAAGTTATGCTTGGCATTTTTGTTTTAATTGCATTTTTAATTTCAACAGCACTTAATTTCATAACTTCAGCAGGCGACTTCATATCATTACTTATTGAATCATTAGAAAAACCAGTTGTGACTGTATCTGACGTCATCAACTCTTGATAATACAATAATTCAGGGTTTGGAGTATGATTTTTATCATAAACGTGAATTCTTAGTATTGTTTTATCCTCATAATCAGAATCCTTTCTTTGATTTCCTTTGCTCTGCCCTGGCTTTATAGCAGGTAAAGATTCATAGTACACCCCCAAATCAGGAATAACAAAAGCTGGCTCTCCTATAAATTCTGTTGATCCATCTAGAGAATAGATCTGATTTAGCTTATTTGTTATTGTCTTTGTAGAATCGTCTATTATCTTTTCTCGCCAATCACTAAATATTTTTTTCTCACTTTTTGATAATTCTTTTTTGTCATCCGTTAATGTATCTCGAATATTTACAAATTCACCAGGTAAACCCATTTCTGATATTTCCTGATCTGTCATACCCTTTAAAACCTTATAGGACATATTCTTTCTTTTCTTTTTCATCTCCATTTCACTTGATAAACCGTAAGCAGGGTTTTCAAAATCATTGATTATTTTGGAGTCTAATATTCTTAAAAATTTATTAACTGTTATATTTGGATTTTTAAATATTGTATCCATTAAAGCAGTTTTAAAATCATCAATTACCACAGGATACGATGCTGTTGTATATATTCTAGCTCCTGCTGATTGATTATTGAACCTATAAAAACAAACCTGTATCTGATCATAACGACCGGTTGTTGCCAGCGGTTCTGCAACAAATTTTAAAATAAGAGTGCCCAGTGTTGTTATTTCTCTGCTTTCAGTTTCCGAATTGTGATACCCCTTAAAACCTGAAACCGCTCCAAATGTTGACTCTAAAACATCGTCAGGAAATCCGTCTGTCTGAGATTGCACTGACTTGTAAAAAGGCGTATTTGTTTGTGTCTCAATTGTTTCGTTTATAAATGGATCATTTAAAGTATATAAACTTTGTATTTTTGAACCGATTGCCTCAGTCAATCTTATTCCTGATTCTGATGGTTGGAATCCCTCCTTCTTTTCGCTTTGTCCGGCTGGATCGCTATACTCATCTATTTTAAATATTTCTTTAACTTTTGTTGTAAAGCTTTCATCATCCCTATCTTGACCTCCTAAACCGGCGAATCTTAGTAATTCTAAGTAGTCTGAATATGAGATAATCGATCTAGTACTGCCTGCTTCGCTTATTGAAAGTAGATGCTTCTTTCTTATTTCTTTTAGTTGATTTTTATCATACGCAGACGGATTTAAATCTTTCTGTATCCTATTAATAATTGATTCTACTTGTGGTTTAAATACTTTTCCTTGAACAAACTTACCGCAAGCTATTGAAATTGCATTTGAGTCATCACCACCCTGCATAGCCATTCTAATGTCAATGGAAGCACCCTGACCTAAAAAATCCATTTTTGACGATGCAACAGTAAATACGCCAACATCACGCAGTGAATTTAAAAATTGCCCTATAGGATTATTGCTATCAACATCACCCTCAGGATGACTCCACCCATATTCAATAATTATTTTTGTTTCACCAAATTGTTCAGGTGATACTAAAGGAGCAACATCTTTTAATCTAGATCTATCATGTAAATGTATTTTCAGATTTGCGTTTTTTGAAGAATACAATCCGTATCCTAAGCCTTGTATTGCAACACTAAAACTTTCAATTGTCATCAAAGGCATAATTGGTTCTAAAATTGTTTCTCCGTAAGCATCTTTATTAACGTTTGAGTTAGAAAGAGTCTGCGGGCTTAAAAACAACTCCATGCCTGCTTCCCCTACATTTTTTGTTTTACTACTCTTTAAAAAATCTTGAATTCCACCAAAAGCACTTTTGGCTCCTTTTGCTATATCTATCACATTACCTGATGCCAACCCAGATGCTATCCTAGAAACATCATCTTGCAATTGTATGGCTTGATCAATTACTAAATTTCCTTCATCATTTTTAACAAATCTTAAAAAACTACCTAGCGACATGTTGTTTTTTTCGTTTTGAGCGTTACCATAAACTATCGTTAAATTCAAATAAGGAACACACTTTGACATTTCTAACGTAGGGATCGCATTAAAAAATAAATTAATCTCATCAGAACCTCTGCTTGGAATACTGAATCGTCCTTCAAGAAAACTTAAAGCAGTAATCTGTGGATTATCTATTCGATCAGGGACTTGAGAAAATTTAGAGCTATTATTGACATAAGGAACAATATTACCTTTTGGTGTATTATATCCGTATCCTTCAATATCTTTTCCATTTATACTTTTGCTAATTTTTGAATACGTAACTTTTACATCCGACAAAGCATCTGAAATTTTAGACTTTGATACGAACTTACTATCTACAAGAGTACCTTCTTCATAAATAATCAAACCTTTTTTTGTTTCATCCTGATCCGATTCGATATCAGTGTCTAAAATATATCTAGCAATATCATCAGTAAAATATGTACCATTCACAGAACCTTGTAAAATCTGATGTAAATCATCTTGTTTTGATTTGCTTATACGAGTATCATTAATTGGATCGTCAAAAGTTAGTATATTAGAATTGGACTGTCCACCAAGTAAATTTTGAAACTCAGCTACAGAACTAGTTCTAATATTCTCTTTTAATCTTTGTTCGTTTGAATAATTGTTTGCTGACATAATTTACAATATGTTAAAAACTTCTTTTAAGTTGACAGGAATTCTTATAATTGTACCTGGTGGAACTTGAAGACCCCAGCCTATTCCTGATGCTGCTGCAAGAATCCACCAATAACTTGAATCACCATAAACAGATCCGGCAAGATGATCTAATCTTTGCTTTTCTCTAGTTTCAATAACTGTATACGATAAGTTACCATTCTCAATTGCATTAAAAATAATAGTCGAAGCTAGAGATGTACCAAAATATCTACCACCTCTAATTTTTTTAACAAATGAATTTCTGCTTATTGCCATTTTTAGTACCTATTTTTTATAAAGTTTCTTAACAACAGATTCCCCAGACTTATATTCAAATTCAGCCCTATCTAGCCTTTCATTTGGATCTCCGCTTACGTGCTTCATTATTTCACCAACATTATAAATCGGTGCTCTATTATATCCACCATGATCAAGACCCGGAGGTATATCATGGATTACAGACATTGAAAACCCTATTTTGCAACCCATGGGAGCTCTACTATTAAAATCAGTTTCCCAACCGTAATTGTCATCCAACCAATCAAAAGTAATATTACCTAAGGTTCCTGCCAGGCCTCTACCCATCGTAGATTCAAACGCTCTAGTAATGGGATTATTTTTAGATGATATAAACTGCCCGGCTTGACTTTGTAAAAAATCGCTTGTTAGTGCATCTATTTGATCAGCGCCAATGCCTGCTTTTGATGCAGCGCTCTTCACCACACCTTTGATACCCTCAGAAAGCGCAGACAAAGGGTTACCTGCTGCAAATATTGGAGCCACCCTTGTGTTGAAAATACTACTATAATCAGGTAAAAGATCTGAATGGTACACTTCAATAAAATCCAACTCAATTAATGCTTGTGGTGCTGATGAATCTATAATTTTTACTCGATATTTTGTTCTTTTTTGTGTGTAACCTTGTCTACTAAAGCCTTTAAAGTTTTTATCATTCTTACCAGAAAGATTTGACATTTGTTCATATGATATTTGTGTAGATGATTCAGGTATATTTAGTGTTTTGTCAGGACTAATTACTTCAATCACTTTACACGAATAATTTGTTGATGTTTTTAACATTTTACCATCAACATTATAACCTTTAGTGGGACTAGCTTTAAGATACACTCTAGATTTAATCAATCCTGCCTTATAGCCAAAACTACGATTTGAAATTTCTCCTGGTTCGTTAATATCCGGATCTTTCATTTGATTTAAAAGCTGGCCTATTACAAGTGGATTAACAAAACCATTGATTAGGGAATCACTAACTGCATCAAAACCAGTATTAACAGCAGCATTGACAAAATTGTTATTCCCTTGAAGATTTGATTGGTACTGTATTGGTGATCCGGCTAATGCATAAAAGGTTTCTAAAGCCCATTTTTCTAACCACTTTCCAATCCCGCTGGTTGAAAACATTTGCTTTGCTTCGTTAAGTTGTCCAGCTACTGATTCTTCATCTAAGTTAGGCACCAAATTCATTCCATTGTCACCCAACCCGTGTATTCTAGCAAGATTAAATTGAGAATAATTAGATTTTATAATATCACCAACTCTTAATCTAACTATAGGAGAAGCACCCAATACTTGACTAAATGGTTGTACAAACTTAGCATTTCCTGACTTAAGTGTTGTTCCTTGTGTCCACTGTGGATACAACAAAGTTGTAATTTTGTTAATTTTATACCACATTTCATCAAAATCTTCTTTTGAAGTTGCATATAAAACAAATCCAACATCAACTGTTCTTGTTGTAGTGTTGTATATTTGAACATTATCCAATCTTCCGTAACCTGATTTGCTATCAAATTTAGGAGAAATTGTATCAGTTAGTTTTGTTAAAAATGCATGAAAAGATACGATTTCGTTTGTTCTTAAGTCATGGATGTAAAACGGGACATATTCCCCTTCTAGTTTGTCTTCAAGATTTTTAACTACCTCAATAGGAATTTTATTAAATGATTGATTTAAGTTCCTATCAATATACGTCTTATCAGCTAAGCCACTGCCTAACATTCCTTTTGTAGGGTTCTGACCACTAAATGTGGTTCCCATTTTCAATGTTGCTTCAATGACGTTGCCAGGCAAAAGATAAGCGGATGGCATTGACCTTTGACTAGTAGATCTTTCTAATTTTGTAAAACCTCTTAATTTCCTACCTTTCATCACTCTTGTTGATGGTCGATCTTCTAAGGCGTCAACATCTAACGGTAAAGTTGTAGACTCGTCAATATCTTGTTTACCTTGAGTGCTTTGAAGTCTTATGTCTCCTATAGTTGCTAAAACGTTCATAAATTGCAATATTGAATTTTCTCTAAGCTGCGTTAGTAGACTAATAAAGTTGCTGATCGGGTCGCTAGAGATTTCTAACTTATCTATGACGTTTTTATGCCTTCTTATCACTGTAAAGGCAATTGATTGCCAATAACCAGGAGAATCGTCAAGCATTCCTCTTGATGTATTATTAGCGACATCTTTAAAATTGTCTTCTTCACTATTAATACCAAACATTATTTTCATGCCTGTCTTAAGAGATTCAGAATAAGAATAGCGTGTACTAACTAAAATATTTTTCTTAAAAAAGTCTACAATATTTAAACCAGAAGTCTTGCTGGTGCCGTAAGCGTATGGTCCTGCACCATTATAAAATTTTTCTAACTTAAATTTATCACCCGTCAAGCTTTGACCAGCTGTGAAGTTCTCAATAACCTCAAGCTGTTCCGTAAATAAACTAAAAATATTAATTAGGGCGGCTGCTGCTTGATACTTTATTAAATTACTATTTTTGTGTGTAAAATTAAATTCTGTATTGTATAAACTAGCTTGACCCTTAACTCTTTGTGCGGCTGATTCACTACGACCCAATCTCAATGAATCACCTGATGCACTATCAACCGGAGAAGAATATGAATTTTTTGATCTAATTTTATCTAAATCAACAGTTAAATTATCAACCTTATCTGTTATGGCTTTGTTCTCACCTAAGATTTTAATTTGATTGCTAAACATTATGTCCTGAGATTGATCAGTATCTATTCCCATAGCTGGATTTGATTCACTATCCCAGCCTCCTGCTCTTAAAAGCATTGACACACCAATACCCTTTAGCTTCTCCAAACTAAGTTTTCCATCAACAGTTTCTGTGTCATATTTACCAAATTTATTCTGTAATAAGAATGTGCCTTCAACACGATCGTTGTCAGATAAATTATTTTTTGTCTCAAACTGATTGATGGTTGTATTGTTGTCTTTAAATGCTCCTTTTTCTTTAGCAGGATTAAATCTATTGTGATTGTTTAAAAGCTGATACGTTAACTTTTCTGCTATTGATTCGCCTTCATTGTTTGTAAGTACTTGATTTGTTTCATTTAGAGGGCGACCAATGACATCTGACAGTATTCTTCCTGTTCCAATGTTAGTTTCTCCAACCTTATCCAAACTATCACCCACAGTCAAACCTGATTCATCGTCCATCATTCCGCTATTTGAATATTTTGATAAAAGAGGAAAAGCTGGGCTGTCTTGTTCAACAAAAATAGTTTCTGTGCCTTGATCTTGCGGTTGTTGCAAACTATTTCCTCTTGTCGTCGGCGCGGACTCTTCATTTCCTTTTTTAAACTTATGAACATTTGTTGAATTATCAACTAAATGTTTTAAATAATCGCCCAACATGCCGTCAGTCCCTAACAATTCTCTATCAGTATTTGGATCAATACCTAAGTCAGTACCTTCAACGACAGATTCGATAGGGCCATCAGGAGTGTTATTTATATCATATGATATAGAGTTAACTCCAATCGCGGCATTTGAATTTAAAAAATCCTTTAAAGTTTTTCTTGTTGTCATTACTTGTCATCCACGATATATGCAAAAAGTTTATCTAAATTGAAAATTGTATTTTCAAATATTTTTTCTGAATTTTCAATTTCTATATTTTTAAATCGAAGCTGTTCTAATTTTTCTTCTAATTCTTTACAATAATTATTTAGCTCGACCATTTCATCTTCTTTTAAGTCTATAGACCCAAATATTTGTTTTAACTCTTGAAAAGTTTCTTTAGACATCACTCACCTATTGATTATCTGGGTATGACATGACCATTTGGCCGCCGTTAATGCTGATATGATCTTTTAGTAATCCAAATATCACACTACCAATATCATCAGCTCCTTTTGACTCATATGATATTTTAAGAGGTTTTTCTGCATTCTCCTTTAAACTTTGTATTAACTGATCATTAATAGTTTTCATTTCCCCTACGTTTGAAAGAATATCTACAATCTTATCAGGTGCATCTACTAATTGCTCAACCTCTTCTATCTTTTCTATGTGCTGTGCTAAAACCTCTGCAACAGTAGCAGTTGCTTCATTACCCGCACGCTCGGTCAACTCAGTGTACTCTGCTAATCCTGATTCTGCCATCATTGCTGATGAAGCACTTGATGCTTCTTCTGCCATAATTAAAATATTATCAAAAGCAGAAGCAATACGACCGTCTTCCAAGGCATGAACAAAACCATCTGTCATATTTTCGCCAACAACACTGGGGCTTCTTGACTTAAAGTCAGATGCTTCATACACATCAAGCGTCTTATCTAAAATAGTTCCGAGTGATCCAGGTACTCTTGAAATGCTAGTTATAAAACCTTCACCAGCAGTCGACATAGCATCTTCAAGGGAGCCTTCTCCTCTATAAGCGTCTACTAAAGCGTCTTTAACCTTATCAACTTCCTGAACAGCGCCTGTAGCTAGTGATTTAACTTCGTCTGCTGTAAAACCTATTCCTGTCATAAGGTTTGATCGAAAGTCCATAACCTCGGGAGCTAAACTATTTAAAGAAAATACTAGATCGTTTTTTGCCTTGTCAATTTTGTCAGCTGCTTCTACGCCTTGCAACGCTAAAGTTGCTAAGTCTTTGTTGAAAGCTTCAACAGCATCAGCAGCGGTAGCTTCATCTGCTGCCTCTTCAGACATTGCTTGTAGTTCTTCCATACTATCAACTTGACCGCTAAAAAACATTTCCATTTGATTGACATCTGTAAATCCTGCCTGTTCAGCTAACAAATTCTTTTGTGCAATATTCATATCGTCTAAAGACTGTCCTGATGCATCGAAAGCATCTCTAAGCTTAAACATCATTGCTTCTTGATCAGTGTTAGCAAGGTGCATCATTTCAACTGCATCTAAATGTATTCCAAATACTGCTGATAAATTTCCAACTTTTTGTGCGGCTGTATCGAAACCTTGGAAAGCGCCGACCATACCTGATAATTGTGAATATTCAACCCCGAGTTGTTTTAAAGCAGTTGACATCCTGGCTGCTTCTTCAACAGTAACATTTCCAAATTGTTTAACGTTACTTACAATTTCAACCGTATCTTTTGCTATAAGCTTTGCGCTTATTCCAGTTTGTGCAGACATACCGTAAGAAAATTTCTTTAAATCATCCATCATTGTTGTTGTTGCTTCGCCTGTTCTTGCAACTTCAATACCTATAAAGTCTCCTAACTGTTGTGTTGATAGACCAAAATTTTCTTGGAATAGTGCAATGTCTTCCATGCTATCTTTAAGTCCTGCAGCTAATGCAGGCCCTATTGTGTCGCCATAATTCTCAATCATTCCAAAAAACTTCTCACGAAATACATCGGCGTCTTGAAATGCTTCTCCTAGTAAATTTACATCAGCACCGTCAATTTCAACAACATACTTTTCTTTACCCATTGCTACAAGTTCGTCTGTTGTTGATGTGATGTTTGCTGCAAATGAGTCGTATGAATCACGAAGATCTTGGCTAATTCCTATACTCATTTCTTGATTTGCTTTTCTAAACCCACCAAATGATTCTTGTATCTGTAAAGAAGCAACACGAAGAGGCTCAGTATAAGTCAACATCATGTCGTCTACTGCTTTTGCACCTTCTTTTAAAGAATCAAGAAGACCCATAGCATCAGAAGTCATTCCTTTCAAATTCTGTAAGAAAGTTGTTTGTTCAGGGCTTACTAGCTTGTCTAAATCAACAATGCTACCAGCAACAGGTGGAGATCCTGCAGGTGCAGTAGTAGTTCCTCCTCCTCCCATAGCAGCTGTTATTGGAGACCCAGCACCCATAAATTTATTTAAAAGGGCTTCCATTTCTGGTTGTGTTATAGACATTTTACAATTTTACCTCAAATATAATTATCACTAAGAGAATTTTTTAAATATTTTCTCTATCTTTTTTAAGTCTTCCGGAGACTTTGAATTATTTTGAGATGTGTTTTCTTGGTGTTTTTTTGTGGTTTTATTTTTCTTCTTGAAGTGTTTTAATAGTCTATCAACATACCATCTTCTATAACTTAGCGGTAAATTTCTTATGTCTTGGTATGACATCCCTAAATGCATTTGCAGTATAAACGATGTTTCTAAAAAATTTTCTCTTATATTTACACTGCTGGCCAAAAAAAATTTGCGTTTATCGGTAAAAACGCCTCTGACTTCTCGCCGCAATTGTCACATTTTATTGTGACATTCATGTCCATCCCTGGTTGAATTTTAGTCATATAACTTCTTAAAGATCTAGAATCGTAAGCAGGCATCATAGAAATAAATTCTTTTATTTTACCAGCTTCTTCTATACCATCAATTGAAACAATCATTGATTCTAAATTTGAAGTAATAGGGCCAATCGACATTTCACCTAGAATATTTCTTTTACTTTCAATTGTTTTTTGCAAAACCTCTTCGTCCCTACCTGTTTGCAATTTAAAATAAACTTTCTTCTTAGTCACAGGTAAATTAAATTCAAAGCAATTAAGTCCTGGTTCGATAGGTTCAGCTTGCAAAGGTTTAATTGCTAATTCAGTCAAATTAAAAACTTTCTGATTTTTATGTCGACAATGCTGACATACTATTGATGCATCATAGCTTGAGCCGTAACCCGTAATTCTAATTGCCATAGCTAAAGCATTTTTATCGCCAACGAGCAAGTCTTTAGGATCAGCATTTCGATCCATTACGCATGATTTAATAAGCTCATCAACAACAACACCTTTTTTGATATAAGCTTGAGAAGCAAGAATATCTTCTTCATTAGCAGTCATTGATTTAATATCAACGGTTTCTTTCATGTGAAACCAAGAATCTTTTGAATATATTTTTCCTTTAGAAGGTAAAGGTACTGTTTCTATTGGAACTTCCCAATTAAATATATCACTTTTTATACCTATCTTATTATTTGACACTTTTCCTCCCATGAAAATACTAACATTTTGAGTCTAAATAGTAAAATAAAAAAGCCCCAAAAAGGAGCTTTAAAAGTAATTATTGCATTTTTATTAAAACTGGAATATACAGTTGTCAAATGCTATTGTTAGTGTTATCATAAATGGTTCACCATCAGATGTGTAGTTTAAAGCATCAAAGCCTACGTTTGTTAAAAACGCACCTTTAATATCCCATAATTCTACAACAGTTCCGACTGGATCTAATATTTTTATTTGTATGTCGCGCTTATAGAAATCTGCATAACCAGCTCTTCCGCTTACTGATTCATAATGAGTTCTAATCCACTCCATTGTTTGCTGTGCACCACTAGGTGCTATAGGATCGTGAAGTTTAACAGATATATTTTGCCATTCACCACGACCATTTGATATCTTTCTGTAGCTATTAATAAAATTTAACTTTTGCTCGCCCAACTTAAAATCAGGTCTAGCTGATTCTTGAATCAAAAATGAGTCAATACCCTCAATCGCTAGGACGAATCTATTCTTTCTTTTTGGTTCAAATTTATTGGGAAGCATGTCTGCAACTGAAAGTGTTTCTGCCATTTTATTTCTCCTAAATCTTTAATAATTATGCATTACTAATTTATTTTTTAATTTATTTTTTATAAACCTTCAGCACCAGCATTTGTTACAACAAAATCAAGTGCAACAAATTCAACTGATCTTGTAGGCTGCAAGAAGATCTTGCCACGTATTGTATTATTTTCAACATCTGCCTGAGTAGTCGTAGTTGTGTCTATAACGACCTTGTATCTATCTACTCCACCTTTTTCTTGAACTCTTTGTAGGATTGGATTTACCAAAGAATTAAATCGATCTAATGTTTCTTGACGATTTGGTTCAAAAAGTAAAGTGTTCGCGATATTCCTTACTGATCTTCTTATATCAATAAGTAATCTTCTAACATTGACTCTATCTAAAGCTGATGCTCCTTCCAATAATGTCTTTTGTCCCCAAATCACAACACCCGTTCCTGGAAATGCAGTTAGCGGATTAATATCTGCGTCGTATAGGGAGTCTAAATCATTCCTGCTTAGTCTAACATCAGCAGATTCAACAGCGTTTAACGCCCCTCTTGTAAATCCAGCAGGAGCAAACCAGGGGTGTGCAACAGCGTCATTAAAACTAAATGCTCCTAGTGCAACAACTGATGGTGGAACTTTTATTAGATTATTACCAGAAGATGCATTTTTGCCTGTTGTCGATGTTGAAACAGTTTTTGTAACATCAGGAAAATATGCCGCTGCAAAAGAACTGTCTAAACCTCTTGTCTTGAACAAATTAACTGTGTTTGTTACATTAACAGCATCACTTGATCCGGTTATCGTTACATTATAATTGTTTCTTTCTTCAATATCCATAAGGTATAAAGCATCAAATCTAGATTCGACTGCGCTTATTGCGTAATCTGTTATTGTGGGCTCTCTCATTCCTGGGATTGCTAACAACTTAATGTCAACATCAGCTTTTGATCCCATGATATCAATTGCTTTTCTAAATCCAGCAACTGTGGAACCATTTTTCTCACCCTGCCCAGATTCTCCCATTTCTCTTTTTGCTGCGTTATTTGTCATAGCTGCTTTATCAGCATTGAATATATTCAATCCATCAAAACCATTCTGTAAAAAGAAATTAAATCCAGAATAACGTCTGTTTGCAGGAACTTCAAAGTCAGAAGGCTTTAAAGCCCTTGTTTTAAGAGCAGCATTTGCTGTTATTGAACCATTTCTAACGTATGAGGCACTTAACCAATATTCTGGGTCTGCCTTTAAGTTGCTACCATCAGTTCCACCCGAACCTGTTCTAACAGAAATATTTTCTAAACTAAACAAGTTGTTATTAAATGTATCAGATGCCACATTCACATTCAATATGTCAGTTCTGTGATTAGGTAAGTATCTAACAAAACTTTCAAAAGAATTATCAAATAGAGTTTGCTTATTAGGCTCTGTTGTCGATGTCTTTCTATTGAATTGCATACCCCAATTCAATCTAGAATTAACTCTTTTGCTTTGACCTGTACCAAGTGCAATTGTTTTCCTATAAGGTATAGGTGGTTGTTTTACGTTTCTGTGCTTTTGTCGCTCATCAACGTCAAAAATATTATCTGATCCTGGAATTTGTAATATCGAACCTGACGTCTGAATGCACATTGGGCCTCTAAAACCCATTGGCAATGCGTCAACTGGTATGTTACCTGCTTTTAGATCGCTTGACATCTCAATTCTAATATAGTTTGAAAGAACAGGATGATCGCCTTTTACATTTATTTTTTGATCTAAGGGTGACTTGTCAAAATCATAATAGACGTTTAAATCTCCAATGACGCGACCAATAAATCTATTAGAAGCAGGATCTAGATTTAAGTTTCTAAATGATTCTAAAACAACTTTATCATCATCAGAATCAAAAAAGTCTCTAACTTCTAAATCAAAAGAAGGATAAGTTGTTGCATTTATTCTAGTTAAATTATCTATGCTAATCTTATATCTAGTGTTAGCTTTTGCACCTGCCGATAATGCTACAACTTTAAAAAGATTTTTATTTTCTGAACCATACTTTTGCGATATGACGAAAGGTGATTCAGCATGCTTAAATCTATCTTCAAAGCCTTCATAGTCAGGGACTGTTGAACTTCCTGCATTTCTATCGGCTGACGATGTCAGTATGAAAGCAATATCTTCAAGTTTTGAATTACCAGTCAATTGAGGATCTGAACTATGACCGTGCTGAACCATTTCAGATCCTGTAGCAACTGCATAATTAGGATGTATATCATAGCTAGCGTAAAGAAGATGACCTGCTTCTTCTATTTTAGTTGGATCTGTATTGAAAACATTTCTAAAATATTGCTGTTCATTCGATAAGTCAAAAGAAGCAGTAATTTCATTAGGATATTCAGAGCTCCCTTTATGACCATTTAGTAACATTACAAAGTTTTCTGTTGCTATTTCTAGGGATCCTGTAACGCCACCCTTTTGTCCAACAGGCGCTGGGCTGTTTCCAGCGGCGGCTGTGTCTGAAGCGACAACTGTATTACCGTTTCTTGATCTAGCACCGCTTAAGTGAAGTATGACCCCACTAGGCGCTAGTAATACACCACGTAATATAGGAACTGCACCACCAGAACCAGATCTAAATTGTGTATCAGCTACAATTCCAGTTGTTCTAATCCCAGATGCAACAGCATCGCCAGATGATCCGTTAGTACTGTGTCCTTGAGTTGTTGGAGCAACAAAGTTAATTGTTGTATTTCCTACCTCACCAAAGTAAGATTGAGTGACGTGTGCAATAACAGTTCCGCCTCCCGCAGCATTGTTATTTGAACCTGACACAGTACCTACGTGACCATTAGCAGCGACCAATGCTCCTGCAAAGTTTTTTGCTACCTCGATGGCTGATATCCCATCAGATTTAACAATAACACCAGCAGCGTAGTTGTATTGAGCCGCGTGTGCAGCACCTTGTGTACCTGTGGTAAAATGATAAGATTTTTGTGTACCTGCTCCGTCATCAATAATAATTGCGCCTGTAATACCTGCCACCATGTGAAAGGCAGCAACAGCTTGTTTTCTTGCTGTCTGAATTCCTGCTTCTGAAAATATTGTACTTCCAGCAGATTCTGACATATATGTTCCTAATAAATATGTTCTTCCTAAGGTTGCTGCGCCTGCTGCATGATTTGCGTAAGTGTTATTGCCTAATTCTCCATTAGACTGTACTTGCTGTCCGCCTACAACAAAACCTGCATTTGTAACAACACCCGCTGAACTTCTTTTCTTGGTATCACCAGCTCCTAAAACCCTTATAAAAGTTGCAGATTGTGCATTTCTTAGCCACTCATTAACAGCAATTGGACCAAATTTTGTTCCATCCATCGACCCAAAAACATTTTGAAAAGATGTGAAATTTGAAACCGTAACCGGGACAAAAGCTGGACCTTCATCAGCAGTACCTATAATACCGGCTGGAACTCCTGACGGTGTGCTTTGATCAGGTGCAGATAAATCAATTTCTCGCGTACTAACGCCTGCACTTTTAAATATTCTTTCTGCCATTATAAAACTCCATTTATACTTAAATATCTATTACTCAAAACTTACACCCGAATTTGTGATAATAAAATCTATCGCAATAAATTCAACGGCTCGTGTAGGAACGAGAACAATTCTACCATTAAGCCTGTTTTGTTCGACATCTTCAGCTGTATTGTTTGATGAATCCATTACAACTCTAAAAGAATCGATACCTTGCTGCGTTTGTATTGTTGACAAGAGGGGCGTAACTTGAGATATAAACCTATTTCTTGTTGATTGTGTATTTTGTTCAAAAACAATATTGTTAGCAACTTTACTTACTAATCTTTTAACCTCCAGCAACATTCTTCTAACATTCACCCTATCTAATGCCGTTTTTGCAAATTGTAATGTTTTTTGACCGAATATAACATATCCGCCTTGAGGAAAGTTTGCAATAGGATTAATTCTTGCTTCATACAAAGTATCTCTATCACCTGCTGTTAATCTAGAATGTGTATTGACAACAAACTCCAACGCACCTCTATTAAATCCGGCAGGGGCAAACCAAGGATAAGCTACTGAATCATTGTACCCTAGTGCTCCTAATGCTGCAACAGAAGAAGGAACTCTAACTAACATGTCATTATTAGGATCATTAATTGTGACATTTGGAAAATATGTTGCAACATAATTATTGTCTAAACCACGCGCATCAAACTTTTCTGAAGTTTGTCTTACACTAGGTGGATCGGTATCGTCATCAAATAGTCTAGTTGCAGTTCCATCAACATCAGAGTAATTCTCCAAATCCATTAAGTAGATTGCCTTACTGAAGTCTCGAACACGATCAGAAGCGTAATTTGTAACAAAACTATCTCTAATTCCAGGTACAGCTAAAATATTGATTCTTGATGACATCTCATCGGTTAATATTTTAATGCCCGCTCTGTAAGATGCAACAACATTGTTTTCTAATCCTAAACCTGGCGTATATGAAGAATGTAAGTTAAGTCGACTTCTTACACCACTTACTGCTTTCCCACCAGTTTCAGAAGAAGATGAACGGTCATTCATTTTTCTAGAGTCCTTATCTAATATGTTGAGACCGTCAAAACCGCCGTAAAATACATTTGTAAATTTTAAGTAGCTAGTAAATCGATTAAAGAATTTTGCATCAGTTTCTTTAATTAGCGATGCAAAAGATATTCTTTGTGTTAACGATCCGTCACTTACAAAATAAGTGTTTGCATCAGGAGTTGCATTTCTTATATACGCTGCATTAATCATATGATCGTTGGCTGACCCTGTAATTTCGCCACTAATGGAAGGTGTTGCACCATCGACACCGTGATTGTAAAGACCAACTCTTGCCAAAGTAAATTTATTGTTATTAAACGTATCAGAAGCTGAACCTGTCGTTAAAACATCAAGCTTTTGAATCCCTAGCATTTTTGTGTAGTTATCAATCAATGGATTGTGATCACCACTACCATTTGTCATTAAAACAGCTTTGCTTATGCTTGAACTAAGCGGAAGCGTTGTTGTTTTAATACCCCAATAAATTCTAGGATCTGCAACTTCTGCATTACCAGCATCACCAAAAAATGCACCAGACTCTTTTACTTTACCTCTAGTAGCTTTAATTGTCATGGGAATAGGAGGTATGATACCACTTTTTAAAGCTGCAACGTCGGTTTTTGTTGCTAATCTATACATTGTACTTGTATCTGTACCTTCCTCGTTAGTCATCAACCCTGGAATACCTCTAAAGCCAAAGGGTAATGCATTTTCTGGAACGTTACCTGCTGTATCAAAAGCAGAATTCATAATAATTCTAATATATTCTGATTTGTTTGGATATTTTCCGCTAACTTTTAATCTACGTTCACCTTCTGACGTTGCATCAAAATCATAAAAAACCTTGTAATCACCTATAACTTTAGCAATAAAGTTTTCACTTCCTGGGTCTAAAGTACAGTTTGGAAATTGCTCTAATATTTTAGGAGCTAAATCATTATCGTAGTAATCTCTTACCAAAACAGTAAAAGTTCCAAACTGACTAACAGGATTTGTTGATCTTTTCAAGTCTGTTATTGATACTTTAACTTGAGTATTTGCAACTGATCCATCACTTAATGTTTCAAAATGAAATAGATCGTATTCTTTTGTACCAAATGGCTGTGAAATAAAAGAAGTGGTTTTAGCATTTGAATATCGTGTGTCAAATCTACCTAAGTTATCTGACCAAGTTGTCGTACCAGAAAGAATACAAACTGTGTCATTGCTTCCATCGTATTTAACACGTGCCAAACCAGGTTCTATGGGGAAGTCTCCATAGAGTAAATGGTTTTCAGTTCTAAAATTATCCGGATCAGTATTTAATACTTTTCCAATGTAATGGTCACTATCGTAATTTAAAGATGCAGTATAAATCTTAATGCCATCAAAACCTTCTTGCGTATTAAATCTTGCACCTGCTGATGAAGATATTACCAATTTAAAAGTTCCTTCATTTTTAGTACCATCATACGAAGATATTTGTGAACTAAATGTTTCATCAACTTGAAATTCAATATTTTCATTATAAAATTCATCAGCTTGCATTATTTGAACTCTAGATCCAGAGCCTAAAAACAGCATTCCTCTAATTAAAGTAACTTCACTAGCTGATGTTGTTAGTGAGTCATTATCAGTAAAAATTGGATAAGAATCTGCCTCTAACCCCGCTTCATGTATCTGGTGTTTTGCAGAAATAAATTGAACTGCACCTACTAATGTATAGGGACTGTTAGGACCGCTAAAAGAATTCATACCAGAACCTTTAATTATAAATCCGGCATTTTTCACTGTACCTTGTGCATTTGTCGTTGCGATATCTGTTGATGATGAGTTTGCTCCAGCTCCAAGTACACGAACATATGTTAACGCAGATCTATTTTTTAAAAATTCATTAACTGCGTAAGGTCCAAATTTTTCTGAATCTAAATCACCAAATTTTCTAATAAAGTCAGACAATGATCCTACAGTTACAGGCACAAAAGCCGGACCCTTCTGTGCAGTCCCTACAACACCTGCCGGAATTCCGGTTAACTGGGCAGTTCTTTGCGTTAAATCTATTTCTTTCTCAAAAAATCCGGGAGATTTGAATGTTTGTTCTGCCATTTATGGTCTCCTATTAATTAATCTTCTCATATAAGTATCGTTTAAATTTGCAATTATCTTATTCATATTGTGTTTCTATCTTTTTAACTATTAAGTTGGAAGCAACTGTTTCTCCGCTCCTTTGGTTTCTAGTTAATATTTTAGAAAATCCTACTTCTTTTTCACCTGTAAACGGATTTATAATTTCCGTTTGTAGTTCTTCGCTAGAATTTCCTCGTTGTAATTCATTAGTAATTTCTTCAACATTTTCAATGTCGTTTAAAATAAATTTGTTTAAATTTCTATCATCGATATTTTCACGAACAACAACATGAGAATTTGCATTGTTATAACCAAATTCTATATTTGGAGCTGAAAAAGAGCTACGAATATGATTAGCAATCCCTGGGTGTTGGGGATTGATAACGTAGCCTACAACAGTTATAGTTACTGATGATTTAATCAATCTTTCTGAATTTGTATATTCTGTAAAATTGGTATCTGATGAAAAAGATTGTGATGACGCAGCAACAAATTCGTAACCATGCTCTGTTTTTAAAATAAATTCTTTTGATTGAGCAGGGAATCTTGATAAGTATGTTTCTTGAATTTGATTCATTTGACCAATGTACTGTGTCCAAAATGTAACAGTATATTTAATTGCAAATTGTCTTGGGTAAGGAACATAAATTATTTCAAAAATATTATCTCCAAGCGCTGAATTAGATCCTAAGTTTATTTGAGCACCTGATTTTCTAAATTTTATTGCATTTCCTTGTCTTCTAGAAGCAATGGTGCCTAAGACAGCTTCATTACCTGGGCTTATTAAGTCTCCTTTCAAGTGTCCTCGAGTTGAAACATTATCTTGATTTAATAGACTAAACTTATTTCTAATATTTTGATAGTCTCTATCTTCTGCTGACAGCCTCTTTTTGATAACGTAGTTTGTCTGGTCTGGGACTGATATGGCAGAGCCTCGACCCCCTAGACTAGTCGAAAAATCAATCTCACCTCTAACAATTGAAACGATAGGTAGTATAAGTGTGTTGTTATTATCTCTTATAGGATTTTTCCTACGTGTCAAAGCAAACCTTTCCCCTGCAGCAAACACAACAGGAACTTTTGTTAATTGTTTATTATTTACAACTTCAAAGTTTATATCTTTGTCAAATAAATTAAAAATAGACCTATCAACATCTTCAATACCGACTGGCGGCAAATCGAAGTCTTCAGTTAACTTTTCATTTATATTTTTAAAATCCAGTTTTTTCATTTAAATTACTCGTCATAAAAAGAATTACCGGCATTAGTTGAAGTGCCTGAATCTGAAATTTCTTTAGGACCAGTGATAGGATCTTCCAAAACTCCTTTCTTTCTTAAGTCCCTAACGTCTGCTGTCTCACCCAGCCTGTTAGCATCAAATCCTCTTTGCTGATAGAAAGTATCCTGAACAGCATCCTGGTCATTATAAGATTCTGACGTCGGTCCATATACTTTAGAGACAAATTGACCTCTTCTTGCTTGCTTACCTGTAAGTGTTGTATAAGAGTCGTGTTCAACCTGACCAAATAACGTTTCTGATGTGGGAGCTGTGACTATCTCAAAAAATATTTCTCCATAGGAGAAAAAGTCACCTTCTAATATTTCTATTTCCTTGTCGAGTAAGTCTCTTGATTGTATGTAGACTGTAATACTAGAATATTCTTCTGAACCAAAATTATCAGTTTTTATAGATTGTGGTTCATACTTTACGAAACAATCTACTTCTATTGGGTTGTCAAATATTTTATCTTGAGCTTCTTCATATACATCATGGACTCTAGACTTAATTTCTGATATTTGATACAAATAGATTTTTTGTCCCGCAACATCTTTAACTAATTCCTTAGCGATATCATTCATGAAATCAATTTCTCTAGGTGTTATAAAAAGCCTAGCCATAGTTCAACCCCCCGATTGTTATCCAAAAAATATTGCTTTACCATTTGGTATTGGAATATATTTTAGTTGTTTTTGTAAATTTTCTGCCCGCAGAGCACTCATTTCAATTAACTTGTCGTATGTTAATGTATCTAACATTTCTTTCAAACTAGTCCGCAGTGCATCACGATCAGATCGGCCTTCGCCAATTAGTGTTGTACCGTCTAAATTAACTGTCGCTCCCGGTATTGGAACAGATCCAAATTTACTTCGGACCCTTCCTAAAGTTTCCATACAGAGAGCGAGACAGTACTGTCTAATCCATTGTTTTCCTATCGAATTAATGTTTGTATAGTTTAAATTTCCAAAAGGTATATTGCCTAAATTAGAAACTCCATTAATTGAGTTATCAACATAAGCAGGATTTAGCGGGTCTGGATAATGTCTAACTCTAATCCACAACTTCTTACCACTCATCACCGTTGTAGGCGTTGGATATATTCTTATTTTTGTACCCACAACCTCATAAGAATAATTTGATCTTCTAACTCTATTAGATGTATCTAACTGACCTGCTCGCAATATATCTTCGAAAACAGGCAAAACATAAAAAATTGTTTCTGGTGTGAACGATTCAAAACTGAATTCATTATTAAGATAATTAATTGCTGAAGTTGTATCAAAAAATCTATATGCTGCTTGGGGATCAAAATGAAAGACTTCTGCTATTTTCATTTTTCCTTTTAAATGAAGTGTTCCATCTGACGATGTTTCTGCATTGCTGCCCAAAGTAAACAAAGCATTATCATCTGCGTCCTTTAAGTCTGTGTATAAGTCATAATCTTGTTGACTTCCAGTAAGAACTATGGAACCACTCATTGTATTATAAGAGCCTCCGATTCCTGCTTCCATTGCATAGGGTTCAGCAAATCTCGATAAGTATTCTAAATTTTCGCGAGGATATTTCTGTTCAGCATTTGAAGATGTTGTATAACCTAAATAATTGAGCATTGTCGATTTTGCTTGATACTGATTTAATATAGCGCTATATTCGAAACAAGATTCTTCAAAATTAGCCCAGATCATTTTTTTCGTTAATTCAACACTTAATATATCATCACCCAGTTTTCTTTTAACAAAAGTAACAATATTGTCAGCGTCTCCTTGAAACGTTGAATCACTATCAAAAACACCAAAAGGTGTAGGATTAGTAGTATTCGCAAAAGTTGCCATTTTGTCACACTCCCCTTTTATATATATATATGTAACGCAACTTCAAGCAACCCAATATAGATATCAGATTTATCACTAATCTTCTAAATTATTTTCACTTAGTTTCACAGCAACATGTTGATTATGTGCTTTCTGATATGATAGATTTTTAGCGCTTTTATTTATGATATTACCACGTTTAGTTGCGGGCAACTTTCTACCACCCTTCCCTTTTCTTTTAGGTCTATTTTTACTATGAACTACCTTCCACTTGTCGCCCGTCGTCTCTTCAGCATATTGTTTATTAGTTAGCTTTTCTTTCTTCTTTTTTTCTAACCAACGTTCTAAACTATATCCCATTGGAACTACATACTCATCAATATTTCCGTATGTTGCCTCATACAAACTTATTTTTATCATTTCTCGTCCTTTGGGTTAATTGAAATACCATTCAGCATATGCTTTCGAGCATTCACTCGAGTTAGGTATAGGTGCACTTGAAATATAAATAGGCTCAGCTACAAAAGACTCTCCTTCAAAATCGAATATAGGAAACTTTAATCCAATGGTTACTAGAAAATTTTCTCTATCCTCGTAATTAAAACTATCTTCATGATCTGCGCTGTATATATCTTCAATATATTGGTCATCATAAACTAGTTCATCTGTTTTTCCTTTAGTAGGACCAGCTGATCCGAAGTAGGGACATGACTTGGGAACATATCCCCAGTAGACTTCAAGAACGGGAATATCACGAGAACCATGAAGGCCTTCTTTAACAAGAATTTGTTTTTCACTATTTTCAAATTGACTTTTAAATTCTTCAAGTGGTACCATGCCTAAAGCGTTATTTAAACCTTCTTGATTGTTTTCTTGTTTCCAGATTGGATTATCCCATCTAGGTTCGTAATAAACATTATTCACACAATTTGGTATATCAATGCCTGATCTATTTTTTTTTGGTAAAGAAGTAAGATTATAATCTTGACCTGCACAACCTGTAAATAATGCTGCTAAAGTAACTCCAGATAAAATACTTTCGTTAATATTGTCTAAGCTTCCGTATGTTGCTTCATATAAATTTAACTTTTTCATGACTAGTCAACCAGATTTTTTGCAATATCTTCAATAAATTTTTCGTCTCTAGTCATTCCGCCTGGCGTGTCTTCATATTGAGGATACATCTCTTTAACGTAATCATAAATATTGTCATAACCGTTAAGCTCAGAATCCTGAATAGCAACATTCATAGCATTTTCCATTTGATCCATAATAGACATCTCATATTCATCAGTAGAAATTTCAGGCGGGCTTTCCCCATAAACTGTTTCATATAATTTTATTTTAGTCATTTAACATCTCCTGAATTTTTTCTTCAATTACGCTAGAATTAAAACCTACTTGCATACTATATATTCTCATTTCGCTGTTAATGAAATAAAAAGTAGGTAACGAAGTCATATAGAAACCTTGTTCTGTCTCTATGGGGCTATTTACCAATAAATCTCTACTCCCACCCCATACTGGTGCTGTGGTAATTTCATTTTGAGAAGCCCAAACTTCTAAATCAGATTGATTTGGTACATTACCTCCTGTATCTTCAAAAAGTAATGTTAAATACTTTAGATTGTATTCACTATACGCATCCTGTACATCTTGAACTTCTTGAGCAGCTGCGCGACAAGGCCCACACCATGCTGCAGATATATCCAGAATTAACGGAGAGCCTTCTAAATCATGTAGGTTAACAATATTACCATGTACATCAAATGTTTCAAAATCGCATGGTTTGTGTCCTTTTATATGTATACATTTTTCGATAACATCAACTGTCTGTTCTGCAGTCTCTTGTGAATCTAATTGCTCATTGAGTTTGTCTACACTACTACAAGCTAACAGGCTAGTCAAAATTAAAAGCATAATTACACCTCTAGTATAAGTATACTGCATAATAGAAAAGGTCGGTGTTGCCACCGACCTTTTATGTTTTGACTATTAAACGTCTTTATTTAGTTTGTACAAATGTGTACAGTCTTTCCGCTACTTCTATAATCTGTTCTGTTGTGGGGGGGTGTGGCCAGACTACAGATTTTGGATTGACCATGTCTCTATCGCATAAATATCTAACACGTTCATGCTCATTGACAAACTTTGATCGTAATATATCTTGTGCTTGCTGTAATAATTGCGTTCGCAATTCATATGGATTTGAACTCATTATTGCTCCTCTTGTGTGTAGTGTATAATGTGTGTATTTTGATTATATGCTAAAAAAAGCTTGTGTAAATAAAAAAGACACTCATATGAGTGTCTTTTCTTTATAGAAATTTATTATAACTACTGGAGTGATCTTCCAACGACCCATTCTGTACCGTTATAAATACAAATGGCCATTTCACCAGTATCGTTTAATTCTACATTACTACCATGTATTGTATTAGTTGCAACTATGGCAGCAGTATCAGTACCTGTACCTTGATCGCATATAATAATCTTAATTGCACCTGTATCAGCTGATGCAGGAAGTGTAACTGAACTAGTTCCAGTTAAAACAGTCAAAAAGGTTGTGGCATCTAAATTTACTGTTCCTGCAGTAGTTAGAATAGAATTAACAACAAATCCGCCTCCTGCGGCTTGCACTAAACCTTTTAGTGGCGTATACGTTACTTTTGGCATGTTATTCTCCTATTATGTTAATGATCTTCCGACAACCCATTCTGTGCCGTTGTAAATACAAATTGCAAAATCTCCAATATTTGTAAGCGTTGTATCTGCGGTTGCTGTTGTGGCGTTATCACCTAGAATCTTAACGTTATTTGCAGTATCACTAATAATAATTTTAATAGCGCCAGTGTCTGCAGACGCTGGTAAAGTTAATTCATTATTATTAGTGAACGAATTATCAGCAATTGTTAAAAAAGTTGTTGCGTCTAAATTCCCAGTTGCGGTGACTGTTGTAATACTATTTATGTTAAATCCAGCGCCTGTTGCCTGAACCAAACCCTTAGCTTCTGTATACGTTACTTTTGGCATAATTTCCTCCTATTTGAGAGTAGTTGTCCACATGATTCCGACACGACGGTGGGATCGTCTTTATGCTGTGTGCCGGGCCTAATACTATATAGGCTAGCTATTTTAATTTTTCATTAATAATTTTTGCCCAAGACCATCCTGGGTTTCTAGTTAAAGCTTCGATAAGTACGTCAACTCTTGGATCTGCTCCGCCACTTGACTTTGCTTTTAATTCTTTCTTAAGCGCTGCAATTTCTTTCTTAAGCGCTGCAATATCCTTTTCGCATTTTGAACAACATTCTTCTGCTGATGATTTTTTAACTGCCATTTTAAACTCCTATGATAAATTAATGACTTGTATATAAGTATCACACCTAATTGTAATTTTCTATCTTAATTCTACACTCCCGTAGATCCAAATCCTCCTTCTCCCCGATTTGTCTCTGTTAAATCCTCAACTTCTTCAAACTCAACTTGAGGATAAGGCATAATAATTAATTGTCCGACCCTATCTCCTGTCTTGTACATGACATTAGAATCCATCATTTCAAATTTCATCATTATCTCACCGCGATATCCAGAATCAATAACACCTACACAGTTTGTTAAAAACATTTTAGCTTTATAGACAGAAGATCGAGGGAAAAGCAGTCCAACGTAACCTTTTGGAATTTCAACGGACAATCCCGTACCGTAAGTGATTAAGTCAAACTCCTGTTTTTGCCAGACTGCTGTCAAATCCATACCGGCATCACCTGGTTTTGCATATCTAGGTATAACTGCACCTGGATGTAATTTTTTAATCTTTACTTTCATTTAAACCTCCGAAATTAAAATGTAGTTTATCTTACTGTGTCATGTGGTAAAATACACATATGAAAAAAGATAGTTTATACATAATACAATCTGATGTCACGGGTGATATCAAAATAGGACGAAGCAAAAACCCTCCTGAACGTTTAAAACAATTACAAACAGGTAATCAATTCAAACTAAAGCTTCTTTGTGAATTGCCTCAAATGGGTCACAAAGAAGTCTTTCTGCATAGAAGACTTTCTAATTACAAAACCAAGAAAAAAGGTGAGTGGTTTAAATTTGAATGCACAGGTCTATTACCTGATTGGCTTTCTGAATCAATTGATTGGGATATTGCCAATACTTGGTGGGAACAAAATCAATAATTAATGCTCAAATAAAGCATTATAACAGCTTGGTCAATATCACGATCTCTTATCTTTGGCGGTAACTCAATAACAGTTGGCTCCAGATCTTCTACTTGGGTTGTTGTATTGCCAGAGCTATTAATGGGAAAAGAACCACCAACACAAGAACCATTTTGTTGATCACAATTTCTTGCATATCCCACACCTTGTTGGGTCGGACCCTGCGTTGTTGTTGTCTTTTGCCTTTCTATAATATTAACTTTTTTTGTTTTCGAAATGCTTGACTGACCAATAACAACTCCATTTTCATCAAACAATAGCATGTTGACAGTAGCTTGTTCTGGATCTTCATTTATGATTGTTCTCAACACCCATAAACCATCTTGATTTGCACACTTAAGTGAATTAGTTTTATAGTTGCAATCTGATTGAAAGCCTATTGTTTCATCATTATAAACACCGCTAACTTTACCTTGTGTATACCACGTCCTATGTTTTTGATTCATTTTTGTAAATATTGTTATTGAATCATGCTCATATATTGATGAACTTTCTCCATTTGATATAACCATAGGATCTTCAACATATATTTCAGCATATCTGGTAGACGAAACAATAATTTCTTTTTGAGCATCATGCTCACTTTCGTGTGGATTTGGAACGTCTGCAATACCCACTAATGTCAAGAATAATAAAAACACTTATACACCCCCATATAATAAGTATCCTTGTCGTAAAAAAAATAAAAAAAAGCACCCAGATGGGTGCTTCTTATGATATTGTAACTAATTATTTATTAGGGTTGTTCTAATGCTACGATTTCAAACTTTCCTACGCCAGGAAGGACGATGTAAAGAGGATTGCCGGGGTTGCTGCGACCGGACAAAGTATCTCCAATACCATTAGCATGTGCCCACTCAATAAATGAGTCAATCATACCCTCAGCTGAATCTGGAGCAAATCCTAAACCAGTTTCTCCAAAGCCGTGTTGATTCTCATTGAGCAATCTTAATTCTTCTAATATCATTTTTCTCAAAGTTCTTCTATTTAAATTTCTATTCATTGTATTCTCCAATCAGATCATATGATTAAGTGTCGG